GGGTGAAGCTGTTGCTATCGTAAACACTTTAGCGCATTATAACAAGCGTAAAAGGTATATTAATTTACATAGGGATAAAAAACATGAATTTAGAGCAAATAAAGGAGCAGCTTGAGGACTCTAATCTTCGCAAAGTTGCCGAGGCTTCCGGGCTGCACTACAACGTGGTGACACGTTTAATGAAGGGGGACACAGATCCTCGATACTCCACGGTTGATGCGCTGGCCACTTATTTAAAGGCGCGTGAAAATGGCCAAAATATTTGATCAACCGTTTAGTCCACAAGAAGCGCCAAAAGCAGAGCCGCCCGAATTTCAGCTAATAGATGCAATGAAGGCGTCTGGTTTAACGCCACCTGATAAAGTATTCTTGGATGGTAAATTACACCGATGGGCTGGCAGCGGAAAAAAGGACAAGAACAGTTGGTACTGTTGCTTTGCCGATGGCATTCCTGCTGGCAGATTTGGCGATTGGCGCTTAGATCTTGAGGTCACTTGGCGAGCAGATGTTGGCCGATCTCTAACCAGTGCAGAGCAGATGGCCCACAGTCGAAGACTCAGTGAGTCTAAAAAAGTGCGCGATGCTGAGATGGCGCAAAAGCGTGAGGTGGCAAGCCTTAATGTTGAAATGATCTGGACTAAATGTACAGGTTCAGAAGATACTCACCCTTATTTGCAGCGTAAAGGCGTTAAATCTCACGGCTCAAGGGTAACTGGCGATGGCAGATTAGCGCTACCATTGTGCAGCGAAGATGGCAGCATCAGCAGTCTTCAGTACATCAATTCAGAAGGCAGTAAACAATTCCATTCTGGTGGCGCAGTATCAGGAAAGTTCTGGACTCTTGGCACGATGGACGATGCAGGACCACTATTTATAGCCGAAGGATTTGCTACATCGGCTACCATTTACGAGGTCACAGGTAGGCCGTGCGTGGTGGCTTACAGTGCCAGCAATGTCCCAGCGGTAGCTGAAATAATGCGTGCAAAATACGGCGCTGGGCAAGAGATTATTGTCGTTGCAGACAATGACGAGCATGGCGTTGGCAAGAAGTATGCCGACTTAGCAAGCGATAAAGCTGGCGCTAAAGTGGTCATGCCGCCCATTAATGGTGACGCAAACGACTACGCTCAGGCGACTAGCGGTCAAGATCTTCTGGACCTGCTTATGCCGCCATCGAGCAGCATTTATGATGCGCTTAGAGTCATTAGCGGTGACGCATTATCCAGGGAATATCAGGCTCCAGATGAGCTAATTCAGGACATGATTGTGCGTAAATCGCAGTCAATGTTGTTCGGAGATAGCAACTCAGGCAAGACCTTTTACGCCTTATCTATGGCCCATTCGATCTGTGAGGGCGTCGAATTTATGGGCAAGAAGGTAGAAAAGGGAGCGGTGATATACCTCGCCACCGAGAGCCCGGCGAGCGTTATAAGTCGCGTTCAGGCCATAAAAGACTACCATAATTGTCACATGGCCAACCTATTTATAGTCCAAGTTCCGATCAATTTCTTCACATCAGACAAGCACTCTACCGAAGTTATTGCTCTAGTTAAGCAGGTCGAAAGTGACACCGGCAGCAAGGTCAATCTGATCATTGGAGACACCTTGGCACGCATGACAGCGGGTGCAAATGAGAACTCTGGTGAAGATATGGTACCGATCCTTCAGCGCTTAGATACAGTTGTTTACGAGGCTAACACTGCCTTCTTAACCATCCATCACAGCGGTAAAGATGCCTCCAGAGGAGCCCGTGGTAGCTCAACAATTAGGGCTCATATCGACACCGAAATCTATGTTGTTGAGGAGAATTTACAGCGCACTGCTACCATAACCAAGCAGCGAGAACTCGCATCAAAAGGCGTGGAAATTCCTTTTAAATTAGACATTGTAGAGATGGGTATCAGCAAATTTGGCGAGCAAGTCAGCACCTGTGTCGCCGTATTTGATGACGAAGAACGGGTTCAAAAGGTTAAAAAAGAGTCAAAAATAGACAAACATAAGAAACTTTTAGAGCGTGCTTGGTGGTCAGGTGGGGCAGAAGTTAGGCCATTAAATGGTGGAAATGTGCCTTACGTTAGCGTTTCAGCCTTCAAAGAAATGCTTAGAAATGATGGATTAAAAGACTCAGCCATCAGTAATTACATGAAGCCAAGTTACGAAACTGGACCTATTTGTAACCTAATTAATGGTGAAATTGTGGCAAAATATGAGCATGGTTATGCCATCTTAGACCTTGTAATGGCCTCTGCATTTATGATTAGAAAGGGTTAATAATTAGGGTACTAAAAGGTACTAAGTACCTATTCTAGTACCTAGTACCTTTTGCCGCTTTATTGTGCTAAATAGGGTACTAAAAGGTACTACTACCCTATAGGGGTAGTACCTAGTACCCTAAGTACAAGCCCACGATTATTAGCGTGTGGTTAATAACTTAATTAAAGTGATAGAATACGATCAATTAGGAGAGTTAATATGAAGAATGTAAATCACTACGAAAAAGATGGAAAGCTGTTTGCTGGCAAAACTCACGAC